CGCCATGGTATTAAGAGAGGTGAAAAAATGATTAATATCTTTATCGGTTACGATAATAAAGAACGAGTGGCTTACAATGTGTTATCACATAGTATTATACAAAATAGTACGAAGCCTGTTGCAATAACACCAATTGCTTTAAATAATTTAAAAGATGATTTTGTGAGAGAAAGAAATAGTTTGTCTAGTACAGAGTTTTCATTTAGTAGATTTATGATACCACACCTTATGAATTATCAAGGTTGGGCATTGTTTATGGATTGTGATATGTTAATGTTTGAAGATATTGCTGAACTATGGCGAATGAGAGATGATAGTAAAGCTATTCAAGTTTGTAAACATGATTATGTGCCTAAAGAGAAAACAAAGTTTTTAGGCCAAACTCAAACGGCATATCCTAAAAAGAACTGGTCTAGTTTTATGTTAATGAACTGTAAAAAATGTTCAACACTAACACCAGACTATGTAAACAGAGCAAGTGGTTTAGAGTTACATCAATTTAAATGGCTTGAAAGTGAGAACTTAATTGGTGAACTACCATTAGAGTGGAACTGGTTAGTAGGTGAATATGAACATAAAGACGATGTAAAGAATGTTCACTATACAAAAGGTGGTCCTTGGTTTGAAGAGTATAGAGAATGTGATTACTCAAAAGACTGGTTTGTAAACCATGATGAATGTATGTTGGGTGCATGATAGACGGATTTGGTACAAGAGATAATACAGATAAACCTGTCAGAGCTTTAGTTAAGAGTGCTAAAGGTCATATGTATGAAAAACCAGGTCAATCTGTTGAACAATACGAAACTACAAAATGGGATTACAATCATAAATTTGTAAGACCCATAGCTGTGTTTGGTATGTTACGAGGTACAGGTCAACTAGTAGAAGAATGTACTAGAGATGGCCAAGACTTTTATTTCTTTGACCATGCTTATCTATTTGGTAATAAACATAATGTATCCAGAGAAGTTGGCGAACAAGTATATAGATTAACTAAAAACTATTTTCATATAAGAGATATAAAAAAATTAAAAAAGGCTGATTACGAGAGAATAGAAAAGTATAGACCTTTTGTACATATGTCACCGTGGAAATATGAGGGTGATTATATTCTTTTTATACCACCTAGTGACCATGTAAGAAAGTATTACTATTTCAACAATCATTGGGAAGAACAAACTCTAAAAGAAATAAAGAAACATACTAGAAAAGAAATTAAAATTAGAACTAAAGATAGTAAAGTATCATTAGAAAAAGATTTAGAGAATGCCTATTGTACTGTATCATATCAATCAACTGTTTGTATAGATTCAATTATGGCAGGTGTACCTAGTTTTTGTGCAAATGAATCAATGAGTTTACCAGTATCAATAACAGACTTATCACAAATAAAAGATCCATTATATTGTGGCGAAAGACAAGAATGGATTGATTCGTTATTAGCCAATCAATTTACAATGTCAGAGATAGAAGACGGAACAGCGTGGAAATATGTTAGTAACACATAAGATAGCTTGGGACCAATGTTTGTCTAATCAAATATGGCCTGCCATAGAAAAAGGTTGGAAAGATGAAGATAGACCTATACATTTCTTTTGGGGTTTAGCAGGACAAAATAGAAAACATATTATAGAGTGTAATGAAAAGAATGAAGAGTGGTGGTATGTAGATGTTGGTTATATTACTGAACAAATTACCAGATATCCTGTACCTAAAATTAATGATTACGATAAAACATATTTTAGAATTGTAAAAGGTGGTATTCATACTGTAGATGGTGTACCAGGATCCACAGAAAGAATACAAAAGTTAGAAAGTCAAGGTATAGATGTACACTTCAAAGGGTGGGGAGATGGCGAGCATATACTATTATGTCCTTCATCACCAACTGTAACTATGCAAGTAAATGGTATAACACAAGATCAATGGGTAGAAGAAGTAACGAGTGAGATAAAAGCTTATACAAATAGACCAATAAAATTTAGAAATAAACCTAGACCAGAAAATGAATGGTGGGGAACTGATATAAAAGATGATTTAAAAAACTGTCATTGTTTGGTAACTAATATGTCATTGTCAGCCATAGACGCAATACTAAATCAAACACCAATAGTAACACACAAAAATAATGTTGCCTCTGTATTATCAGATAATATAAGAAATATAGAACAACCATTTAAACCTAGTAGAAAACAAGTACAACCATGGCTAAATATGTTATCACAAAATCAATTTACTTTGTCAGAGATAGCTGATGGCACAGCATACATAGTATTAAATGAAAATAAGATATTATAAAGATATTAATGGTGCAAGATGGATAGGTTTCGGCCTAGCTATGTTGTCTGTCTTTATTTTATCTAGTGCGAATATATCTACTCAATGGGTAGGTTGGTTATTAAGTGTAGTTGCCTGTATGATGTGGGTCTATTTTGGTTATAAAGATAGAGATTGGCCTAGAACTTTGATGGAGTTTATGTATTTAATTTTTAGTATGAGGGCAATGTATAATTGGTTGATAGTATGAATTTTGCTTGTGTTTGTTATGGTCAAAAATATTCTGTAGAGTATGTACAAAAACTCTATAACATGGTGCAAAGAAACACCACAGTAGACCATAAATTTTATGTGTTTACAGATCATGTAAAAATGGAAAAAATGGTAGAAGGAAATATCATTGTAAAACAATTTCCTATGTTAGACTTACAAGGTTGGTGGAATAAAATGCAACTGTTTCATCCAGGTATTTTAGAAGGTGATACTTTGTATATGGATTTAGATGTAGTTATAACAGATAATATTGATTGTTTCTTTACATATAAACCAGAGGCTGATTTTGTAGGTATGAATGACTTTAATCCATTATCAGGTCAGTTTAATTCTAGTGTAATGAGGTTTAAACCTGAGATAATGAAAGATAAGTTATGGCAGCCATTTATAGACGATAGACCAAAATACTTTAAAATGTTTGGAGATCAGGTGGCTATATCAGACTTGATAAAGAAAGAATCTGAAACATTTCCAGACGAGTGGACACAAAGCTATAAATGGTACGATAGAAAAGGTGAGAGATACCATAAATCAACTTGGACGTTTGAACATAATGGCGAATCGAAAGTTACCATATTCCACGGATCACCAAATCCACATGAATCCGACAAGGAATGGATCAAAAATCACTGGAAATAACACTTTCCTAGCTGTGTCCAGGTGTCGCACCTAAATAAACCATTGATTTATAAGGGTTTTTTATTATAAAAAAGTTAAAAAAAGGCTTGCAAACCTCAGCGTTTTCATGTATAGTATAGATATGTTAACGAAAAAAGGCACACTACATCTGGTTTATGCCAGAGAATATTACGATAGTGAAGAAAAATACGATCCTTATTTCTTCTCTTATCATACAATTTTTAGAAACTTACCGTTATCACAACTTAATAGATTAAATTCTAAATCTCTTAAAGAGAAAGTAAAAGCTTTCTGTGATAAGAACTACAAAGAAACTGCTAGTAACTTTACAGGTACTAGTAAAGTTGAAATGATAAGTGGTGATGAATACTATAGAACATACGGTGAAGTTTATGATCTATCAGGTTATCCTGATGACAACCATTTACATAACGATTATGGTCAATTTTACAAAAGACAATTTTTTAAATACGATTTTGATAAAGAACTAACACAACAAGTTATAAAGGAGAATACTGTACGATGAATTTATTAGACTATGCTAACTTTAAATTAGATGATTACGAGCCAAGTAATTTTAGAGAGTTACTTGTTAAAGAAGCTACGAATGCTTACAAAGCATATACGGAGGGAAGGGTGGTTGAAATGGTAAATAATGTACCAGTAGAAACCTCAGTATCAACAGTAGTTGAATATTTTAGTGAAGCATTAAGTCAGATGGATAGAACACATGAAGTTTTTGAAGACATTAATTATACTACAATAATGGATGATTTAATGTTGTATGTAGATGAAAACAATATTGCTCTAAAAAAACATAATAACAAAACAATACATTAAGGATAATATGAAATATAACGAAGATAAAATAGTAAAAGAAATCGGAGATTACATCAAAGGTACTTATGGTGAACACTATAGTACAACAAAAGATGGTTTCCAAGTACAAGATATGTTAAGACAATTAGGTATTGCAAATGATTTTTGCCATGCCAATGCAATTAAATATCTTTGTAGATATGGTAAAAAAGGCGGTAAGAACCGTAAAGACTTATTAAAGGCTGTACACTACATTGTGCTTTTAATGAGTGGTGACGATAGTAAATAACAAAAGGAGAACACTATGATAATTAATGTAGGTGATACAATAGAAGATAACAGAGGCAGACAAGGTGAGATTGTCAATATAGGTATTGCAACCGAAAGAACCGATATAGCTGCTGAGAATGATACAAGTTTGAATGCTCAAACATATGATACAGAGTTAGGTTATACAGGTGCAATAACATTTGGTAGTAACTGGTGCTATTTTGAACAGATTGAGAAAATAGTAAAAAGAAAACAAGACGATACGGAGTAAATTATGATACAAGAAATAGCAACAATAGATGTGATTAACCTGGCTTTAAAAGATTTAAACGAGGGTAAAGTCGATGTGGCAAAAGAAACATTGACTAACTACAGAGATAAAATTCAACACCAAGTAGATGAGTTTGATAAATGGGCTGAAACACAATCAGACATAGATACTCAGATTTCACTAGATTTAGAGGGAAACTAGGTGTACTTAGACCTTAGAACAGCTACGATTCGCTACTCCAGCGCCATCCTAGACGCTTTTTTCCTGCCGAAAAGCAGTAAAATCAACGTTTTTTTAAGGCTTGACATTTTAAACGATTTATGGTAGGATATAAGAATATATTAACAACGAAAGGAAAACACTATGCAAAAATCAGAATTTAGATACAACCAAGACACTTTATTTGCCGAATTTCAAGTGGCAAAAGATAAAGATATTAAGTTATCTAAAAAGAAATCTGAACACGATCAATTTAAAAACCGTGTACAGTTTTGTAAGGATCACATTTCATTAAGACAGGTGAATCCAGAAGTTTACGAACACTTAGATGTAAACTTTACAAATTTATTAGAGGCGTATTCAGCCCCTAATCCTAGAGACCATTTCTATTTAAAGGTATTTGGTAAAACATATGCTGAGAAAATGGCTGAACAAGAGGCTGAAGATATATCAGTTAACGATAAAGAATAGTTATGGCGATTATATACACAAATAATTCTAGTGGTGCTATTCGTAGGTTGAAATCTAAAAAACCTACGAAGAGTTACTTAGAAGCTCTTGTTAAACATATCAAGTGGTTGAGATCAAAAGGTTTCAATGTAAATGATAATGGCAAGATTATATTATCTAAGAGAAAAACTGTTATGAGTTTAGGTGTATCATACGAAGATCAACCAAAAGTAGAAGTAAAAGCAAGTGCTTATATGGGTAACGGTAAACAAATATCTTGGAAA